GAAGCAACAGAGTCAAAACTAATGATAGATAAAGACGGAAATTTAAAGGAGCAGAAATGAAAGAGAGAATAGAAGATAATTTAGATTATAGAATTTATTTAGATACACAAAAGAAAAGAATTAAAAAGTATAGAGTATTTAATACAATGACAAAAAAGTATGAAGAAAAAAGTTTATATAATTTACAAGAAGGCAAAATAGAAAATGAAAATGATAATTTAGTAGTAGAACAGAAAACAGGTTATAGAGATAGATTTGGTAAGGAAATATACGAAGGAGATATTGTTACTTATTATCAAGAAATTACAAAAACAATAAATGAAAAAGAACTGCAGTTTTTTGAAGAAAGTTATATTCCTGAAGGTAAAAAAAGAGCAACAGGCAGAAGAAAATATTGTCTTTTTAATGGAGAAAAATATTATGCAGATTATGCAACAGAATTTAAGTCAAAAGGAGTAGATGAAAACGATAATTTGCTTATTGTTGTATATACAGGAACTTATAGAGCAAGAAAAGCCATTGTAACTGCAGACGGTTGGAACTTTGCACAAAGTGGGCAATATGGTTGGTATAGAACAGATAAAGAAGGAAAATTATATCTTTGTGAAATTATAGGAAATATACATTTAACACCTGAATTATATAACAGAAATTACAAAACAGATATTAAAGGTCCAAAAGAAAGATTAGAATTTAGATAATCAAATCACTTATAGGAGAAGAATAATGGATATAGTATTAACAATATGTACAACAGTAATAATCGTGGTGTTTATAATTAAAGTTCTTTAGGAGAGTAAAATGAAAGTAAGAACGAAGTTTAATATAAATGATAAGTTTTTTACAATCATAGGTAGAAATACAATAGCAGAAAGAAAGGTTAAAGCGATAATATTTGAAGATAATACAATATCTTATTCAGCAGGAAATTTAGATATTTCTTATGCAGAAGGAAGTTGTTTTGCCACCGAAGAAGAAGCACAAAAGGAGTGTGAGAGAAGAAATGGGCAAAAATAAAAAAGTATTAAATTGCCGATATATATCTGCTGATTTACTTCATTATTTATGCACAAAAGATAAATACAAACAAATAGAAATACACGATTGCAAGTATTGTAAAAATTATAAGGAGCAGAGCAATGGAAACAAAGGAACAGAAGATTAGAGAAATAAAAAAGAGTATGAATATATACAAATCGGATTGCAAAGCATTTCCACATACAAAATACGCAATGTATGCAAGAGAAAAGTATAAAGAATTAAGAGAAGAATTAAAGGAGTTGGAAGATGACAATAATTAGAAAAATATACTTTGAAATTTGGTATTGGTTTACAGAAAGTTTTTACAATCCTTACGGAAGAAGAATTTTAAAATCAAGAGCAAAAAGATTTGAGTATCAAAGGAAACATAATATTTACTAAAGGAGCAACAGATGATACTAAAAAAAGCAGATAGATTTATTCAGGAAGTAGAGATATTAACAAACAAATCAATTTCCGTAGATTATTTGATGAATGTTTTTGAAACGACAAGACAAACGATACTTAACGACTTGAAAGAGTTACGGAATAAGGGCTATAATGTTAAAAAAGTAGATTTGGGGTATTATACCATTAAATGAAAGAAAATAAGCTAAAAAAACTAAATTATGAGCTTTTAAAGCTATATGAAAAAACATTGCCTACACTAATTAGGAGTTGGAAAGAAGTGAACAATATGCCGATACCAAAAGAAAAGAAAAAGCTAATTGACAAAATGTTTAAATAAGTATTGACAATTTTTTTTTTATTTTGTAGAAAATAGCCAAGAGAGTAAAAACTATGAGAGAAAAACGAAATTCGGTTTCGTTGTCTTTCATAGTTTTTTTTATGTCAACAAACCCATTCCGTTTTTCTTTCCGTAGTTAAAAATCAACGAGTTGTAAGTTTGGTCTTTAAGAAAATTATAGAAATTGCTCATACAGGGCAAAATGTGGGTGCAGAGAACACACCACAACCTTTGAACTTATGTCTGTTGTGTAGCATTTGTTCACTAAAAAGGGCGACTTTCTAACGGATAGTGGGATAGATTAGAAGTCCTAATCACGAATACATTTTGAAGTTAGACTAATAGGCAGGGTGCAGAAATGCACGATAAAAGAGAGAATAACCAACTCTTGACGACACGAAGTCCCGTCTCACAGGATAAAACCTGACTTGCTTACACAACCGACATTCTAAAACGAAACGACAAAGAGAAGTTTAACTTGTTAATCAAGTTTAATGGTTTAAGACTATATACCAAACTGAACAGTCATAGTTTATGAAAAGCTACAAAGTGGCTAATCTCTATTCATTTACTCACTCAAAGAGAAGTTTCTGTTACTCTAAAAGACTAAGTAAATAATAGAGAAATAAAGAGAAATAAAGGGGAAAAATGGGTTTTAGTACGGACAGCGGCAAAACAAAAATTAAAAAGTTGACACCGAAACAACAAAAGTTTGTTGATAACATAGTCAGTGGCAAAAACCCTTCGGAAGCATTAAGAAATGCATACCCTTCAAATATGACACCAAAAGAAATATCAATTCAGGCACAAAAAGTATTAAAGAAACCTAATGTTAGCCTAGCCATAGAAGAACGAAGGAAACAACAGACAGAAGAAATCAATTATACAATCAAAGATAATTTCAATGAGTTAGATATAGGAGCAAAAGCAGCAATGAGTGAAGGAAACTTTTCTGCTTATGTTAAAGCAATAGAGTTGAAAGGCAAATTGCTCGGCTTTTATACAGAGAAAAAAGAAGTTGATGTTGGATTAAAGGCAATACAAGTTATTTTTGATGAAAAGTGTAAAGGGTTATGAGATTAACACCGGCACAAGAAAAAGCAATAGAAGTAATTAAGTCGCACAAACAAAGTTTGTTATATGGTGGCTCTCGTAGTGGAAAAACATTTGTCTATTGTTATTGTTTAGTTTACAGAGCATTAACTTATAACAAATCAAGACACGGTATTTTTAGATTTACAAGAAAAGATTTAAAAGAATCAATATGGTTAGATACTTTTCCGAAAGTATGTTCTTTGATAGACGACAGACTAAAACCGAAACTGAACAATCAGGAACTATTTGCACAGTTTCCTAACGGTAGTGAAATTTGGTTTGGTTATATGGAAGATACAAAACGAACTGACAATGTTTTAGGTAGAGAGTTTAATACTGCATACTTTAACGAAATATCGGAAATGGCATTTGCAAGTTATTCCAAAGTGCAGACAAGACTTTCATTAAAAGCTTACGATAATCAGGGCAATTTGTGTCCGAATATGTGGTGGGGAGATTGTAATCCGGTCGGTAAATGGCATTGGGGATATAAAACATTTATTCAAAAAGTAAATGCCAAAACAGGTGAAGCATTAAACAATCCTGAACAATACGGATATATGCTTATGAATCCGACCGACAATATTCAAAACTTACCTGCCGACTATTTGGAAACATTAAAGAACTTACCGGAAGAAGAACGAAACAGATTTTTGTTAGGTCTTTGGGTTGAAGGAATTTCAGGTGGTATTTACACAAAAGAAATGGCACAAGCAGAACA